ACGCCAACAACAACAACAACAAACTACCTCTACACTACAAGAGCAGACGGACCCAGCCTATACATACAAGTACAATCTAGCCAAAGCTCAGCTATGGGAAATGCAACTATGTCGATAGATAACTTAAAAGTCGTACCGTATCATAAAACAGCTGTACAGGATTATCAAGTAGGGCCATTAGCGAGCATAGGACAGCGTAATCAAAAATACGATGGATGCAAGTTAACAGCTATTGATGTAAACGTAGATAGTCCTGATACAATTGATGGAGGTCCAGTAATTGAAGTAATAATTGGCCCAGGCGCAAACATAGCAGTAAGTCCATCAAACAACCAGACACCAGTACAAAGAGGTGGTGGTGGAGTGGTGATAGCTAACCCAGGAACAACTCCAAGAAATACACCACTACAAAGATAACGTAAAGAATTTAGTTAACACAACATATTTATATCAAAATAATAAGTACCAATGGGATATTTAGATAACTCCACCGTCACAGTAGACGCAATACTGACAAACAAAGGCAGACAAATTTTAGCTGCTGGAGGTAGATTAAACATTACAAAATTTGCCCTTAGCGACGATGAGATCGACTACACGCTGTGGAATCCATCACACACTTTAGGTTCTAACTACTACGGAGCTGTAATTGAAGCCATGCCAGTAGTAGAAGCCAACCCGGACGAAGCCCAAATGATGCGTTATAAGTTAGTAACTCTACCAAAAGACGTACTAGGCATACCAGTAATCAGCATTAATCCAGGGTCAATTAGCTTAACAAGCTTGCAAGAGTCAGTAACAGTAACACCAAGTACGCTAAACTTAGCTGGTGGAAACAGCGCTCTTGGATATACAGCAATATTCTCAGACGACACAGTTGGTACTCTAGAAGTAGCACCTGATGGAGTTATTAAAGGAGTGTCTAATTCGCTTCTTGCAGGAGCTGGTACAACAAGTGCTACAAGTTTCCTAGATGATGAAGTTAATGGAATGTCTACAGCTGGTTCAACGATTACTCGAGTTGGTACTAAGTTTGTTGTAAGAGCAAAGCCAACAACACAAGCAAAGAGCGCTTTAATAACAATTATAGGAAACGAGACTGGAGGATTTAAAACTGTTAGCGTTAGTGTAGCAATTAACCTAAGTGCTACCTTCTCAGACATACAAGCAACAAGATAATATAATATAAAATGGCAGAAATATATAAAAATTTCAACGCAGCAGACGACCTTATAGTTGGAGATGTGCAAGTAGTCAGTAGCCCATTATGGTCAGAAAATATAAATCCATTATCTGGTGGTTTTGCTTCTGGCGTAGGTTTCTTTACGTCATCTACACAACAGACTGTAGCAGGGGCATATTACGTAGACGTATACCACAGAAACCCATCAACATCAACAAACGCAGCAGTGCAATTTGCAGTTGCATACGGCCATAGAGGAGGCAGCGGCTCTGTAGGAGATCCAAACACAGTTGGACAGAACGTGAACGACACACCAACCCGCGCAATCTATAGTCAATATCGCAATCTACTACTGCCACCAACTGATCTAGGATTTAGCTTTGGAAGTGGCACTAGTCAAGTAACACCAGACGACGTATTTATAATTAACATAAACAGAGCACGCTACCGTCAGAAAATTGATCCAGGAAACTGGGAGATTCGAATTGCTAGTGGTAGTGGACATTTAAGTGGCTCTGGGGGAACAGGAAGCTACCTCACTTTTTGCGACGATAGTGGAGCTAACACAGATCCGTCAGTAGGTAGCTCAGGCCGGATTTTCAACATTATGTCCGGATCTTCTGGTATAACAACCGGAAGCCAAGTGTACGGCATATTCTATCCAGATGCTGGTGTATTGGTGTTTAACGCCACGTTGTTATCTTCATCTTTAGGTATGGTATCAACTACAGAATTTAATAGAACAACAACATCCAACACAGTTAAGAATGCGGTATCTCTATTCTCTCGCATAAGTGCATCAACTTACTTCGCAGCAAGAAGCGAGGAGAAAGTAAACTCAACTCACTATTTTGTTAGGATTACAAACAAGCAATTTAATTTTTCAAACAATCCAACATACGTATCAGGATCCAACGGAACGTTTGTACACTCATCAATGTTGCGTAACCCTAGTGTATATGTAACGTCTATTGGTATGTACGATGATCAAAACCGTTTATTAGCAATTGCTAAGCTAAGCCAACCTTTATTAAAGACCTTCAATCGTGAAGTTTTAGTAAAAGTAAAATTAGACTACTAACCCCTCTTTGAATAGGATTCAAGGACAGACCCTCCAAATATGGAGGGTTTCTTTTTACAAGCATATTTATACACAATGGCAGGAATATTCAAAAATCTAGATCAGTCGGACGTAAGGTTAACTCCATTTAGAGCATATAAGCGTTTTAGTGGTACTGATGCATTTACAACCTACTCGGCTGTACTTGATGTTAATGCAGAGGATTTAGGAAACAACCCTCTAGTTCCAGTGTCTGGATCAGACTTTACAACCAACTACAAGCTAAAGAATTCAGTATGGCATAGCATTGATAGTCAGTTTTATCGATTTTATTACACTAACGCAAAAGCTTCATTTGGACAGCTTAACCACACACAACATCCACGTTACCTGCACAAAGATGCACATGTAATAAGCCTACCACAGAGTAACTTTGGTGAAGAGGTAGAGAGAACAACTTTAGAGGTGAGTATACTGAACTATGGTACGTTGACTGACGATAGATATGGTAATCTAGTACTACCTAGTGCTAGTAGATACGTTGCAGGAACTCAAGGAATGCCAATTGAAAGTCTAATATTCTCACTAAAGCCTACAAACTATACAAGGCAATTTGGAGATATACTAAACGATACGTTTGATTACAATTATGATAAGTTTCAATCAACAGTTGAACTAAATAACGTTCAGATAGGATACCCACTTGTAGGATACCATACTGTATTTCAACTAAACAATAGCACATACGATACAAGCTCAATTGTAATAACACCTAATGGCGAAAAGCTTAACGACCTATTTAATTTCCAAAACAAAGACTTTGCAATAACACTAGCCTTCAGCACCAGTAGTAATTCAACAGCAAGCATACTACTTGAAAAAAAAGCCAATGAGGAGATTATTAAAATTGATGAAAACGGAAATACGTACAAGCAGGCTATATCTAGGTACCCATATCAATTAACGCACCTTAGTGGCAGTAACAAAATACAATTTCAAAAGAGTAATGGGTATACAACGCTAACAGCTACATCATCATTTGCTTACATTAATCAAGCTGCTCTTACGCTTATGCGTAGTGGCTCTACCTACACAATATCACAAGCATACGCAGGAACCCTTAACACAACAACCTTCACAGATACCTTGCAGAACAGCGAAGCATATTGCGTAAATGCGTGTAATATTTTTGTGGGGTCTGATGAATATGGTAATAGTGGCTCTGTCGTTAACATTGAGGACGTAGCGTTCTATAGCACAGCCTTTAATCCTAGCGAATCATTAAACCTAGCTGCCTACTACAACAACCCATATGCTACATTTGGAATGGTTGCAAGAAAGCAAGGATTAGCGGTGATCACCGATCCGCAATACGCCTACGATTTAAACACTGGAGCTAAAACAATTGGACAAGTTGAGTATAGAGGAACGACGACTATATACGAAAACGAAATTAGCTGCACAATCTCACCAGGTGAGTTCGGATTCAGTAACAACCCAACGTTACACTACTATAACTCAGAGAGAAATCGATACGAATTACAAGACTTTGCAACTGGTTCAAATTTTAGACCATATGTATCAAGGGTAGGCCTATACAATGATAGCAATGACCTACTGGTGATTGGAACACTAAGCCATCCAATACAACCACCACAAAATGTGGACACAACATTTATCATAAGATACGACATGTAATGGCAAGAAAGGTTACGAAAAGACAAGCAGCAGTTAAGAACGGTTACAGAAGCGGTCTCGAAGAGGTTGTTGATGGCGCACTTAAGCAACGCAACATAGATGGTGAGTACGAGAAACACAAAATTAAGTACACAGTACCAGCTACTGACCACACATACACACCCGATTTCCGACTTCCAAACGGAATCTTTATAGAGACTAAAGGAAGGTTTGTTGTAGAGGATAGAAAGAAGCACGTGCTTATAAGAAAGCAGCATCCTGAACTAGACATTCGATTTGTATTTCAGAACTCCAAGAACAAAATTAGAAAAGGGTCACCGACAACATACGCTGATTGGTGCGTTAAGCACGGATTCATATACGCTGATAAAACTATTCCACAAGAGTGGTTGGATTTGTAAGAGATTAGCGTATATTGGTTACTATGGATATAAACCAAGCGCAACTTAAAAATATTGTAGACAGCCACTTAGGTGCTGGTACTCCTGGAAATAAAGGAGAAACTGCATACTTTTGTCCATTCTGCAATCACCATAAGAAGAAGCTTCAAGTAAACTTTTTGCTTGAGAAGTTTCATTGCTGGGTTTGTAATACTAAAGGAAACTCGATAGCAAGCCTTCTAAAGAAGAGCAATGCTGTAAAGCATCTTGTCCAGAAAGCTATTGAACTTGGCAGTAAAAAACACTACAATCCTACACAAGATACTCAAGTAGTTCAAGTAACACTGCCAGATGAATACATTCCAATATGGAAAGGCAACCCAAACAGTCCTCACTTTAAGAATGCACTACACTATCTCTTAGAGAGGAGAGGTTTGACTAAGTATGACATCTTAAAATACCAAATAGGCTATTGTGAGAGTGGAGAGTACAGTGGGATGATTATTGTTCCAAGCTACGATGCTCATGGCATCATAAACTTCTTCACTGGTAGAAGCTACTACACAGAAGCAGGACGCAAGCATAACAACCCAGACGTATCTAAGGACTTTATAGGATTCGAAAACCTAATAGATTGGACTCAACCAATCACATTAGTGGAGGGAGCTTTTGATGCAATATCAACTAAGCGAAATGCAATTCCACTGTTTGGTAAGATTATCCTAACCAAATTGCAAATTAAAATTATTGAGGAAGGAGTGAAGGAAATCAACATAGCACTAGACCCAGATGCCTTATCTAAGTCAGTAGAAGCTATAGAGACGTTTATTAACAATGGAATAGACGTAAAGCTAATACCTCTAGAGGAGGATCCAAATGACACTGGCTTTGCTGGTATGAGAAAATTAATAGAAAATACATCGAGTGTAGACTTATTTGACTTGGTGACCCTTAAAATGGCTATATGATAAACAAAGTCAAGATAAACCTAAAGAAGGTAGACAAGATACTTCACATTGCTGATGTACACATTAGAAACTGGAAGCGTCACAAAGAGTATAAGTTGGTATTTGATAAACTTTTCGAAGTCGCAAAGCAATTACCAGAAGATAGTATCATCACTATTGGTGGAGATATAGTACACGCTAAGACTGACATGAGTCCTGAGTTGATCCATATGGTTTCATACTTATTTAATAACTTAGCTGACATTAGACCTACGATTGTGATTTGCGGAAACCACGATGCAAACTTAAATAATAATCATAGATTAGATGCTCTTACGCCAATTGTAGAAGCACAGAACCATCCTAACTTATTTTATCTTAGAGACAGCGGAACCTATAAGGTAGGTGACACAATGCTGGCAGTCATGTCTTTGTTAGATGCACCAAGTGAGTATGCAACAGCAGATGTTCTAGAAGGAAAGGCAGATACACTAATTGCAATGTACCACGGAACTATTGCTAATAGTAAAGTTGATAGTGGTTTAAACATTGCTCATGGTTTAGATTGGGATACGTTTGCTGGATATGATATTGTTTTGTTAGGAGATATTCACAAAAGACAAATCCTTTCAAAGGAGGATCCGTTAATATTTTACCCAGGAAGCACCGTACAGCAAAACTTCGGAGAATCATTTGAAGGACATGGGTATGCAATTGTTGACGTACCAACTCGTACTGTTGAGCATTTTGACATTCCAAACGATTATGGATACTTTACATTTGATATAGTCGATGGAATTGTTCCAGACGACCTTCCTATAACTTCCAAGACAAGCGTACGTGCCAAAGTATATAATACATCACCAGCACAGCTTAAAAAGGCATTAGCCGCTATTAGAAAGAAGTATAAGAACGGAGAAGTAATTGTATCCAACATGGATAAGATAGCGACTCAGAACGGATTAAACATAGATGACAGTTTACAAGGATTAGACGTTCGAAGTGTTGACTACCAAACGACCTTAATAAAAGAATACCTAGAGCCATATGGAATAGACGATGAGCTCGAAGCTAAGATATTGGAGATAAATAAAGGGTTTAACCAGTCTCTCATAGCTGGAGAGCTTGTACGCAACGTAGTATGGACTCCAAAGAAGTTTGAGTTCGATAATATGTTTAGCTATGGTGAGGGGAACGTAGTCAACTTTGATAACCTAAATGGGATATGTGGCCTATTTGCACCCAATCATGCAGGCAAATCAGCAACCTTAGACTCACTATGCTTCTGCCTATTCGATCACTCTCATAGAGCAAGCAAAGCTGATCAAGTACTCAATAGAAAGAAGGATGGCTTCTGGTGTAAGTTCAACTTCGAACTCAACGGATTGGACTATTTCATCGAAAAAAGAGCTACAAAGTATCAGAAAGGTCCATTGGCCGGAAAGTTGCGTGTAGACATTGACTTCTGGTATGTAAACGACGATGGAGAGAAGGTTATACTCAATGGAGAGCAAAGACGTGACACTGATAAGATCATCCAATCCTACGTGGGAACCTTCGATGATTTCATACTTACAGCACTATCACTACAAGGTAATAACTCCAGCTTCATAGAGAAGACACAAGGTGAGAGAAAGGACTTGCTTGCAAACTTTCTTGACTTAAAAATATTTGACAACCTCAATGAATTGGCGAGTAAAGAGATAAGAACCACTACAGTGTTGCTAGAGGAGTATGAGAAGCAAGACTTTGAGCAATCACTTGGCGATGCGGAGATGTCTTTGGAGCAAAACCAAGAGCTATACAAAACCAAGTTAGCAGAGTATAACGCTATTCAAGAGCAATTAAGCGATCTAAATGAGCAAATTATTTCACTCTCTGAGCAAATCAAACTAACTGAGGCAGATGGACTTGATCTAGACACCCTACAGTCACAACAAACAGGCCTGCTTAAGGAGGTAGAGAGCAAGGTGGCAGACCTAAAAACAACACAAGATAGGGTAGAGGTGGTGCAGGCTGAGATAAACAGACTCAGCGATGAGTTTAGCAAGGGAGACGTAGGAGCAGTCCAATCCGACTACGCAGACTACTGCATGATGCTATCTCAAAAAACAGAGCTAGATGCCAAGTTACAGCACTATAAAGTCACAATCTCAACAAAGCTGGATAAGCTAAAGAGGTTAGAGGAGCATGAGTATGATCCAAATTGTAAGCACTGTGTTGAGAATATCTTTGTAAAAGATGCAATTAAGACAAAACAGGAGTTAGAGGACGATAAAAAGCATGTTGCTGAGTTCTTGTCTTCAAGAAGAGAGGTGGAGGACTACTTAGAGAAGTATAAGGACATAGAAGCTCAGTACAAGTACTTCGAAGGAGTTGCAACAGAGAAGCAAAGACTGACAAACGGGCTAAATGTGATGGATTCTAAGGCAGAGTCAATCGAAAGTCAAATACAAACGTATAAGGCTAAGTTAGAGCGGGTAGAATCCAATATCAAGACCTATAACGATAACTTAGCTACAATACAAGCGAACGAGGTTTTAAACGAGTCTATTAAAGAATTACGAGAAGAGGCTACCAAAGTAAAGGCGCAAGCAGATATAGCTAATCAAGAGGTTCAAAACTTTCATGGAAAGATAAAGGTGAGTGAGAAGACTATAGCGGAATGCGAGAAAAATATCAAGCACATGCAGGAATTGTCTG